AGATGGAAGTGTCCGGCCCATGGGTACAAAGCCTTATCGAAACCTATTTAGGTCGGCAGTTATTTAATGCGTCGTATACGCACGAAAGCTATCAGCCCAGAAGCACTCAAATACAACTGGACAATTATCCGGTTGAAAGTGTGACCACTATTACGATGGACGGTAACACCAAAGACGTGAGTCAATACCATTTAACCAAAGCGACCGGTCAGGTGTACGGTGATTTCAGCAGCGTGGATGTATTAACTATTGTTTATGATGGTGGCTTTTCTGAGTTGCCAGCGATTATTGAAAGCGTCTATATGGCGATTATGAAAGACGGTTATGAAGAATTAAGCGATACCTCAGACGCGGATGTCAAAGATGTCACTATCTTTGACTTTGCGAAAGTGGCGTATGACACCACTGGTAGCAGTGGTAATATCAGTTATTCAGGTGTGAGTTCAGGTAATGTACCAGAGCCTCTTGCAAACTATCTGGGACAGTTAGATTTTTATAAATCGAACGTGGTGTTAGCCAGTACTGACGGAGTGGGTTAGTGTCGAAATTACGAACACTGCAACGGGCAATGACAAAAGCCGTTGACCTGCTTAACGAGATTGGCACACCGTGTACTTATACGGATAAAGCGACCGCAACAGCGGTAAGTGTCAATGCGGTCATACGGGAATTGAGTTCGTTAGAATTAGTCGGCGACTATCGTCAAGGCGACCTGAAGGTCGAGCTGGATGCCACGAAGCTGAGTGCCAAACCACTGAAATACGACACTCTGGATGTCCAGGGTAAGGTCTATGCAGTGATGTCACCCAGTGGCGCAGAAAGACGTTTAGGCGATACAGTGTACACCTATAAATTTGTGGTACGCGGCGCATGAGCAGTAAATATGTGAGAGAGCAATTCAGAGCAGCGTGGCCGGTGTTAGTGCCGACGATTCCTCTGTATGAAACACTCAACGTTGACCCGGACCATTCTCAGATGCCTGAGCTTTGGTGTACGGTAGAGTTTTATGCACCAAACGAATACGCGGCCTCTATTGGACAACCATCGTGTCGTAGAGAGTCGGGAACGATTGAATTAACCTTAGTGGTGCGTTCAGGCACAACAGACAGTGCAATGAACGACGCTGCAGAAGTAATACGCGATGCGTTTCGTTACTGGAGTGTTCCAGAATTACGGGTAACGCAGATTGACCCACCGGTAGCCACTAAAGGTTTTTCGGATGGTATGTGGTACGTGGCCGGTGTTGATATCGCCTACGATTATGATAGATTTATTTAATAAGAGGGTTTTGTTATGCCAGTATCAGCAGATACTACACAAATAGCCATCGTGCAGGAAGCTACATACGGTGTAACTCCTGCATCACCTACCTGGTTGATTATGCCAATTACCGGTGAGTCACTGGTGGCGACAGCTAATTCCGAATTGTCAGCGACATTGAACGCAGACCGTCAGTCGGACGATTCATTCTTAAACGGCATTGAGCCTGCCGGTTCTTTAGACTTTGAATTTGCTAAGTCACCCGCAATGACACTGTTACTGGAATCCGCAATGGGTAAAGCCACGGCTACATCAACGACGGACAGAACATTGACCGTGGGGCTTGACCAGATATCGTTTACGGTAGAGAAGCGTTGGCCCGACCCCAACACACCAGGTTCGTATCTGTATCATCGTTACCCAGGGTGTGTTGCCAATACTATGACGTTGACCTTTACGGCAGGTACTAAGTGTACCGGTTCATGTGGGTTAATTGGTCAGGCACTGGTGACAGATGACGCGGTCGTTGCTGCAAGCACCTACCCACCGATTACGGAATTTAATGTTTTCCGTGGTCCTGATGTGACTCAAATTGAATTGGATAACGCTGGTGGTACACTACTCCCTACTCTCACGGACTCTTGTGTTACTGATATTGTTATTAACCTTAATAACAATTACCGTGGTGTTCAGTGTCTTGGTACTCTGGGCAATAAAGAAACCGTTATCGGCAAGTTTGAGTGCAATTACACCCAAACGATTTTCTTCTCAAGCAACGAACTGATGGATAACTTTATTAGTCAGGACATTGTGGATGAAATCATTACCGTCGGGGATAATGCCACAGACGATTACTACACGTTTACGACCACCAAAGGTAAGATTGCCGCGAATGATGTGGTTGCCGGCGGTGAAGGAACTGACGTGGTGAACGCGAATACCATTAACTGGTTAAATGACAAGACGTTGGGAACACCCACCACGATTGAGATTTTAACCTCAGAAGGGCTTTAAGTAGAGCCTGTAAACTACGGTCGGGCGTGAGTTCCATATCTCACATTACTTGTCCGGCCACCAAAAAATATGGAGAATAACGATGGCTGAATTTGCCAACATAGGACACTTTACTACCGACCCGGAAATCGAAATGGAAGGGGTTGAGTTATCATTAGGCCACGGGCTGTTTATTACCGTTAGACGTTCAGGCGGTTCAAACAAAGCCTACAATGCGTATGTGGCTAAAGTGTTTGATGAGAAAAAAGAACTGACGCAGAGCGACCAGTTTACGGATGAGGATGCCGCAGAGTTAATGTACGACATCTTTGCGCGTAAAGTGGTTATCGACTGGCGCGGGTTTAAAGACGCTAAGGGCAAAGAGATACCGTTCACTGTTGAGAACTGTATTGACCTGTTCAGAAAGTCACCGGATGAGATTTACCGGGCGGTATACGACAACGCGAATAATAACGATAACTTCCGTTACAAGAAAGTGTTTGAAGCGGGAAACGTATCGGCGGATACATTACCTGGCAAATAGAGTGGGGTAAGCACAAAGTTAAGGTAGAAGCTGCAGGCGGTAAGTTAAACACGAAGCCGCCTGAGCTGACCGATTACGACCACTGTGTGATGGACTGTATCCGAAGTTTAGCCGGTGAACGGAATCAGGATGGCTTTATTCCTTTTAGAGCGATTGTGGAATGGGGAAGATGGCACGACCTGGATAAGGGGACGATCAATTATTATAACGATGTCATTGGCATCACGGAAGGGTTTGTACAGCAATGGCGCAATTTACATTAGTTCCACGTAGAACCAAAAAACTCAAACGCATCGTCCCCGGTGAGTTTAACCTTGAGACTGCTTTGCCTGACATTTCTCTGTTGGGCGACACCATTCAGAAAATATCCGCGAGTATCATTCGAGAAGAAATCGCTAAAGGCAACCCGCCTTCTAATATCATTGTGGATAATATGGACGCTAAACCGTTCAACGATGCGGATTTTCGCATACTGACGTTGTTCAGTGATACCGACCGTATTGCCTATGCTGCGTTGACTGCCATTACCGAATTGAAAAAGAACACCCGTGTACTCACAGGTAAAGCACTGAACTCGTTTCAAATCTGGACGACCAAGAGTTTTACGGATGGTGGCAGGCTTGAATACATAGGTGACCCAACCATTAGCCAGCTAAAAGCGTTTGCGTCTAAAGTGACTGGACCAAAAGGTCGTTTAGTCATTGCCGGACCAATGGTTAAATATGGCCGTAAACTCTACTGGAACCCTATCTCCGAAGACAAAAAAGGTAAGGAGCGAAAGTTAAAAGGTCGCAAAAGACGTTTTGCTGTGTATGATGCAGAAACAGGAACTGTTGGTATGCGGAGTGCGTCAAGCATTACGGGTAACGCGAGTTCGACTCCTGTCCGCAGTACCCGCAATACTAATATGCGAGACTTAGCCGTTCCGCGTATCAAACGCCGACATCCTGATGTGATAGTGGTCGGTCGTTGGATTAGGTCAAAGGCAGTGGGTAAACTAAAAGATAACAACCGTTGGCCGGGTATTGGTATCGGACTAAGACAGAAAGGTAGAGTGAACTGATGGGGACACAAACAGAAAAGCGCGTCATTATTGTTGACGTAAAAGGCTCTAAAGCAGCCGTTGCTCACATGAAGGAGCTGCAGAAAGCCGCTAAGAATGTGGATAAAAATGTATCGGCTATGCGTAAAGGTTTTAGTCAGGTAGGTAGCGCAATGAAAGCCTTTATTGCCTATCGTATTACTGCTTACGTGGCATCTTTAGCGGGCAGTTTTCTTGATATGACTGATTCTGTCACATTAATGACATCACGATTACAAATTGCCACTGAGGAGGCAGGCAACCATAAGGAGGTAATGCAGGAGTTGTATGGTGTTGCCGCCAGAGGTAGAGCTGACATTGAATCAACTGCGGTGTTATTTACTCGTCTTACCAATGCGACGCAGGATTTAGGTACGTCGCAACAAGAGATTTTAGATTTTACTGAGACAATGAACGCCACGTTCTTATTGTCTGGTGCAAGTGCAGCAGAAGCGGCAAGTGGTGTGACTCAGATATCACAAGCAATGGC